GCGTTCACGCGGCGGTGGGTGGTGCTGCCGTTCCTGCCGCCATCAGCGGACCGCGCGAAGGTCCGCGACATCGGAAAGCGGGTGCTACTGGCTGAGGCTGAGGGCATCATCCGCAAGGCGATCCCTTACCTGCAAGAGCTTCTGCACCGGGGCGACTTCTGTGTCATCCCGGAGGCACAGGACGCCTTCGAGAAAAAGACCGATTTCATGCGGGTGTTCATCGAGGATGAACTGATCTTCGACGCCGATGCGATCACCCCGACACGGGCCCTGTCGAACGCGCTCCGCCGGTGGCGGGCCGACGCCGGGCACGAGCACTCGCGCGTGACCGTGGCGCACCTAGAACCCTTGCTGGTCGAGAAAGGCGCTGGGAAGATCACCAATAACAAGATCGATGGCAAGTCGGTCAAGTCGGTGCGGGGCGTCCGGCTGGTCAACGTGTGGAAGGGGCAGGCGGCATGATGGTCGCAGTGCGGACCAGAGACGAACGGCAGATCCACGCCGGGGAAGACCCGAACGCGCTGACCCTGTGCGGCGAGTTGATCGTGCGCGTGGTGATGACCGATGCCATGGAGCCAGTGCCGTTCGTTGTCGCTCCCGCCGCAGAGCGCTGCCCGTGGTGCCACTTCAAGTTATGGCGACCACGGGCAGGACGCTAGACCGGCTTGTTCTCCACCGCGTAGACCGTGGCCCCGACCACCGCAGCGCTGCCGCCAGCGAAGGCGAGCGCGAGCAGACCGGCGTGCAGCCACTCGGCGCCGGTGATGCCGTTGCCGTCCACGGTCAGCAGGTAGGTGACGCCCGGGGCAACGAACCCGGCGACCGCTCCCACGATCGCGCCTGCCTTGGCTTTCGCGGCGGTCATCAGTTGGGCCCGACGTACTTGTCTGCGATCCGGTCCACGTTCGGGGCCATGTTGTTCGCCAGCACGCCGATACGGGCGTTCATCCCGGAAAGCGTGAGGTTGATCGCGGCGAGTAGCTTGAGCATCTCGGCCGCCTGCGCTTCGGTCATCTCTGCATCTCCCTTGCTCCGGGCAACGGCTGCCCGGAAAGCGTCCATGTCGAAATTGGGGTCGCTCTTGCGGCCCAGCGGCTTGGCCACTTCCTTGTGACCGAGCACGTGGTGCACCGGTACGGCGAACGCATCGGCCAGCGCCCGGGCCCCGCGTACGTAGCTGTCGTACTGGACTGCGGGCCAGGCATCCACGCCGGTCGCCTCGGCCTCGATCCCGATGGCATGCGTGTTCGACTGGTAGGTCTCGAACACCACGCCAGCATGCCAGCAGACACCTGCCGCCACCACGATCCACGTGCCGTCACGGGCGAGCATGAGCTGCGCCAGTGGTCCATCCAGCCCCGGCCGCCCGTCGCGCACCGTGGCGAGCGATGGCGCGTTGCCGGTCTTCGGGCCCGCCGTGTGATGGCAGGTGATCGACTCGACCTTGACCATGGTCCCGTGGCCGCGCGTCTTCCACCCCGGCAGCTCCAAGACCTGCAGTCCAGCGGCCCGCAGTACGTCTGCGAGGTTCGTCAGCATCATGCGCTAGCTCCCTAGTAGTGGCCCGATGATTGACCCGACGACACCGCCACCAGCGGCAGCGACCCCAGCGAGCAGCCACAGGGATTTCTCCATCCGGCGGATGCGGGTCTCGTGGTCCTGGTGGCCGCCCGGGGTGTTGTCCTGCTCGAGCGTCCGGATCCTGACCTCGTGATCCTGGTGGCCTTCGTTGTAGACGTCTAGCTTGGTCTCGATCCGGATCATGCGCTCGATCAGTCCGGGCATCTGCTCGACCGGAACGCTCATCATGCCGCCTCATAGGTGCCGTAGCCGGACCAGCGTTGTCCTGCAACACCAGCTCCGGGGGTGTAGGGAACGGTAGCTGACCACCGGACGCCTGCCTGATCTGCGGCTGACATCTGCGTTGCAGACCCGGTGGAGAACATTACGCGGTTGTAGAACGTGCTGCCGTTCTGAATGATCAGGAGACCGGACGGGTAGCCCGTGGGTGCGATCATCGGGAACGGCAGTGTGATGACGTAGTTGCCGGAGCCATAGGTGGTGGTGGTGCCGGACGTGAATGACCACCGCCAGTGCACCAGCTTGCCCGCCAGGACGTACGCGCCGAGCAGTGATCCGTTCCCGATCACGGGGTTTGTCGTGCCCGTGAGGACTGGGGTGTAGGCGGTCCACGGGTCACCGATCGCCTTCAGATTGTCGCGCCATTGCTGGTTGCCGAGGAGAGCCGTCAGCCGCTCGCCTGCGAGCCACGTGCGCGGCGGTGTCCAAGCCATGACTGCCCCTCCCTACAGTGCCAGCACGACCTCGTGCGCCATGCGCACGAGTTCGCCTGCTGCGTGTGTCTTGACAACCCCGTTGACCGAACGGGTAACGGTGAAGGTCTGCGGGGATGCCGCCCCAGCGATGGCGGTCACGGTCATTTCCTCCCCGGCGATCATGAGCGAGATCGGCATGTCACCCGCTGCTTGCGTCCACAGTGTGTCAGCCGTCGATGTGACAGACATGCTGGTTGCCGTGGTGGTCAGGCTGGATGTGAGCGTGGACTCATCGCCGGAGCTGACCCGGGAGTCGATGTCATCTAACTCGAACACCTCATACGGGCCGCCGGGTGCGCAGTTGAAAGTGAGCGTCCACTCGACCGGGCCGATCACCTCTTTCATGCCGAGTACGATCAGCGCTATGTCGTCATAGATCTTCGCTGCGTTCGCATCCTGAATCAGGAGCCGGTCACCCAGATCCGTTGCCAGCAAGGCATCCCGCAGTCCGGAGGCGATCACGTCAGGGGCCAGTAGGTTGACCACCAGGGACGGATACCGCGCCTCATCCAGCGTGCCGATGTGCAGCAACCATCCGGCAGCAGCTGGCAGCATGTCGTCATTCTCGACGTTCAGAGTCACCTGATCCGGGTACCGCCCGACCCCGTTGGGCGGGTCAAGCGTCGAGAGTGGACCCGTGTCCTGCGTGGCGCGGTAGTTCCCACCGTCCCGTCGCGACACGGTGACATCGTTGCGGGTGTTCAGGTCGTCATCAATCGGCTCGAATGGCGGGGCGATGTGGCCCCCGTCGTACTGCAGGGTGACGGCCGGAGCTTGGTTGTAGAGCGATGCGTGCGTGCGGTACAGCAGGCCAAGCGTGTCGCGCGGCTCGGACAGGACGCCCATGTCGGTGCTCTCGGCATCGCGCAACTGGGTCAGCATGGCTTCGCTGTACTGCGGGCCCATCGTCTGTGTCGCCGTGAGATCTCCGACCGCAGTGAGTGAGATCCCAGCAAGCCCAGCGATCCGCTCGATCCTGCTTCCGGCCGGTTCGCCTGCGTAGCCGAACGCGGCGAGCGCTGCGTCTGCTGCAGTGGGGATGTCGGTGGCCGTGTTGGTAGTCCAGACGGTCAGGTGGCCGAGCACCACCCATGACTGCGTCGCGCTGCGCTGGTAATTGAAGGTGAAGCGCGACATGCCATCCACGTTGTAGGCGGCCTGCGATCCGGTATCGACTGACACGCCGTCGATGTAGAGGACCCAGTCTGTCGCGGTGCCGTTCTTGGTGAGTTGCAGGCGACCGTGGTGGACGCGGTCATCGGACAGTTCCGGCAGCACCCCGGTGGGGCTGAATCCGATCGGGCCGGTTGTCGGATCGATGAAGGACACTTGAGCTACCCCGGGCGTGCCGTTGAATAGCACGCTCCACTGCGTGCCCTGGTAGTCGTTCGTGTAGACCGTGAACTGGCCGAGCGCGGCGGACTGCCAGACCCAATCGAACGCTACACAGTTGCCTGCAGATCCGACGTCTCCGTACATGTAGCTGTTGCTGAACGCGTTGCCCGTGTTGAATAGCGCCATTCCGGTGCCGAGGTACGGCGACAGCGGTTCGCCGTAGATCCATGACGGACCGCCGTTGCCGGGTGATCCGTTGGCTGCGGTCGGGAATGCAGCGAACCGGGTCGAGAGCGGATAGGTCTTGCCGAGGTTCAGGCTGTAGGTCGTGCCCGCCTTGCCGTCCAGTGGGTAGTACGTCGAGAGGGCGGCGTTGTTCGCCAGCGTGAACGCCCGGAGCCCGGTCTCTGCCGGGTCGCTGCCCTGCTGCATGCGACGCAGTATCCCGGCCCCGCTCAGCGGCACGTAGGCGTCCTTGTGGGCCGGGTCCGACTTCGGTGGGAACGATGAGGTCTCAACCCATGCCCGGTACGACACGCAACGGATGCCCACGTTGAGCATGGACCAGCCACTCAGTGCGGCTACCCATGTCACGGACCATGCCTGCGGGCTGAGGATCTGCTGCGACCGCAGCACGTTGACGGTCTCGGTGCCGAGGTCGTGCTCACCGAGCTGGCTGTAACCGTTGATCGGGGCAATGGTCGAGCCGTCGTCAAGGTCACTCAGCAGGGACCCGATCACCAGCGACCGCTTCGACAGGGTGATGACCCCGGTCGGATTGCTGACGGTTCCGTTGCGGCTGTCGATTGCGTCGATCTCGGCATTCGATCCGCCGGTCACGGTGACCACGCTGGCCTGCCGGGTGAGCACGCTGCCGTCAGTGTCGATGAAGACAGTCTGCGGCCCGGCGGGGATATTGCGGTTGAGCCACCAAATGTGTTTCACCAGGTTGACCGCGCCCATGGTCCCGGACAGGAACGACTTGCGTTCCATCGGCACCCCACCGTACGTGACCTCTCCATCCAAGATGCCGCTGCCGAGAGTGTTCAGCTCCCACAGGATCAGGCACACCCCGGTCGGTTCGCCTACTGGGGTGTGCGTCCACGACAGATCCCCGGTGCCGTTCGCCTGGCTGTAAGCGTCGTAGACAGGGTCTACCTGATAGGCCACCCGGAGTTGCGTGTTGCGCCCGATCCGGCCGTAGTACTGGCCGAGCGGATTGCGCGGCGATGCCCAGCCGGTGCGGTTGTCCACGGTCAGATCACAGGTGCCCGGTGAGACCTGGCTGCCCTCGTTCGCCATGCCGCGCGTGATGGTGATCGGGGCCCGGGTATAGACCGCGTCCGTGATGTTCGCCCAGACGTTGCCTACACCGATCTTCATCTCAACCAGGACGCTCATTTGCCGCTGCCCAGTACCACGGTCAGTCCGCCCCGTACGCGCAGCGCGTTCTTGAGCCAGGCAACAAACAGGTCATCCAAGCCGCTGCCACCGGGCGCGACCACGAGCGTGAGCCCGTCGCCGCTGTTGGATCCGCCCGTGATCTTCTCGCCTGCCTTCAGTACGGCGAGACTCTCCGACCCCATGGCACCTGACACGATGCCGCCCGTGTGGAACCGGGGGATCGTGAAGCTGTTGCCGCCGATGCCTGGCACCCACCCGGGGATGCTGAATCCCTTGCCGCCGATCGTGTCGTTCCAGAAGTTGCGCACGGCATTGAACGCGGTGCGGAACGGGGAAGAGATCGTGCTCGCGAGCCCCTTGAAGAACCCGCCGATCCGGCCCGGCAGGTCTTGGAACCACTTGACCATTGACCCACCCGCCTTGGATACGCCGTTGAAATAGCCACCCAGAGCGCTCGGCAGGCCGCGCACCCAGCCGACCAGTTTGCCGCCCGCCTCGACCGCCCACCCGAACGCGAGCTTGATCCCCTTCATGGCGGTATCCACCCCGGCCCGGAACCACCCGACGTTCTTGTAGGCCCAGATGACCCCGGCCGTCAGGGCCAGCAGTGCGGTGACCACGAGACCGATGGGGTTGGCACGCATGGCCAGGTTCATTGCCTTCTGCGCAACGGTCATCACGTTGGTCGCGACCGCAGACCCGATCATGGCCACCTTGTTACCGACCATCGCGGCGGTCTGCCGAACCATGCCAGCCGTTGCCGACAGCCCGTTGGTGTAGATCGCCTTGATCGCTGGCAGCAGTGCCCCGCTGAATCCGTCTGCCAGGGCAGCCACACCGCCAGCTAGATCGGTCGAGCCCTGCAACAGGTTGCCCTTCATGATCTCGCCCAGCCCGGACATGGTGTCCGACGTGCCGCGACCAACGGACTCGAGCGCGTCCATCTTGGAGTAGGTGTTGTCAGACGCCTCGGCCGCGCGGTCGAACCCGCCAGCGCTCGCACCCACCTCGCGTGACGCCTGGCCCACGGAGCCAGACATGCCCTTGGCTGAACTGCCGACCTTGTCGAACGCCTGTGTCAGCTTCGACTCATCGCCTGCGAACGTGAGGGTTACCTGCGGTCCGGCCATCAGTCGATCTCCACTCCGGCGCTACGGGCCACGTCCAGCAGTGACGCCTCGAGCAGCACGACATACCGGGAGCGGTTGTCGAAATAGGCGTCGTAGATGTAGCGGCCATGCTTGATGAACGGGCGCACGATCGAGCCGTGCTTACCGACGCGGCCACCGAAATCCAGCCACGGGTACCACGGCACTTTCTTTCCACCGCCGATGACCCGTGAGGCGGTCGCGGTGGACCGTGCCTTAACGGACCCGCGCGCCTTCCCGGTCAGGGTCGGCACCTTCGGCTTAGCCGCGTTGACCACGACATCGGCGCACCCATTGAAGGCGATACGCAGCGCCTTCGGCAGCTCGGAGTCGAGCCGCTTAAGGTTGCGCGTGAACTCGGTGAGCCCGGTGATGGTGACCGCGTCTGTCACTGCGACTTACCTCCGTTCGCCATCTCTTGATCCTGCGCGATCCGGGCGTAATACATCTGCCAGTAAAGGAATTCCTCAGAGCTGAGTTCTGACCGCAGTCGGCTCACGGTCATCCCCAGCTTGGTTGCTAGGAAGAACTCGAACTCCAATGTCGGATTCTCGTGCAGGTTCAGGTACGCCGCTTTTCTCGGCGCCCTTCCCAAGCCCGGACAGTTCGGCAACCTTTGCCGTCACCGCCTCCATGTCCCCGCCTGCTGGCTCACCCTGCCACTGCTCGATCTGCGCCTCAGTCATCTTCGGTGCGACCATCACCCGGGCCAGCATGAACCGCTCCCCGGCCGCCGCGTCGGCCAGGATCCCCTTGGCTTTCAGATCGTCCATGGCCATCACTTCCAGCCGCGACATACCGCGCACCCGGACCTTGCCCCTGGCAAGGATCACGTCATCTTCCAGCAGGGGCGGGAGCGCAGTCAGGCTCTCAGCGCTCAGGTAGTCGTCCGTCACGGCAGCACCGTGGTGGTGACTTCATCGGAGCACTGCATATCGCAGCTCCACTTGACCATGTCGGCCACAGGGTTGCTCTCGGTATAGCCGGTGACCAGGACGTTGACCGAGTCCTGAGGCTTGCCGGTGCCGGTCCCGGCGGGCTGCCGGATCAGCGGCACCACGGTCCCGATCAGCGGCTCGATCGTGGCGCGCGGCCCGGCAACGGCATCGTTGTAGGTGCCGCTCATCTTCGCCTTGCCGTCGAGCAGCCCGCCCGCGTAGACGTGGCTCAGCTTGCCGTAGGTCGTCACATCGTGACTGTCGGCCGTGCGCTCCAGCTCGGACGAATCGACGTACTGCGACAGGTCAACGGCGTTCAGCTTGATCACCGTGTCCTTGCCATGCTTGAACACCATCAGCTTGCTCCCTGTCCAGTGATTTCTAACGTGAAGGTTGCGGCGAGGTACTCGACCGCGCTCACCGAGATGATGTCAAAGGCAACCGACACCACACGGATTGTGTCGAACCGAACGTAGGTGCCGGACTCCAGCACCTGTTTGAACGATGAGGCTCCGGACCCGGCGCAGTACTTGGCGATCCGGTCCCGGGCCGCGCGGCTGGATACCTTGCCCACCAGCACCACGACGCCGGGGTTCATCTGGTCCATACCCCGGCCGTAGGTCTTGTCGTACTCCAGTGCGTCCGGGTAGGTCACGATCGCGGCCGGTGCCGCGACCGTGTCCGGCGGATGGCTGTGGACCCGCAGCCCACCCCCGATGGTGCGCAGTTGGGTGGCGAGTTCCTCCATCACAAGGCCGAGATCCATCAGGCAACCCCCGCCCGGCGGACGTACTTGCGCAGCATCACTGCCACGTCCGGATCCACCTTGGCCAGCAAGCGCAGCTCGGACCCAAGCTCCGGGGAGCCAGCCACGCCGAACGGTGCGTCCTGCCGTTTGAAGACCCGGGCCGCCTGCAGGATGGTGGCGGTCCCGACCGTGGGCGGCACGGTCGTCCAGCCCCACTTGCCCGTGATCGAGATGGCGCCTGCCCCGCAGTCCGTGCCGGACGGCAGGTAGAGCCGGGTCCACGGTTCGCCGTCCTGCGCTGCGTTCAGTGGCCAGTAGCTGTCGGGCACGAAAGGCACCCCGGCCACGGTGATGACCAGACCAGTGGCGGTCATTAGGTCATCGATCGGCACGGCGAGACTTCCGCCGTGGCCGCGCATCCGGACGGCTGAGTACAGCCTCAGCTCCGGTGTGGCGACCTGGCCGAACTGTCGGCGGCAGTGGTTGTCCACCGCTCGAGAGGCGGCAGTCAGGGCGCTGGCCACCTGTGCATCGTCAACCGCGTCCTCGATCCGGAGGTACGTCTTGAGCGCTGCCGACGTCGCGTAGTCAGGTGCCCATGTCATGGCTGCCGCCTCCTCTCACTGCTCGGATTCCGGATCGGCCTCAGCGGTCTTCGCTTCGGCCAGGTACTCCACGCCGTCGATCACGTGGAGGCCCTCATGCTGCACCGTGTAGCGGGCCCGGACCGTGACCGCCGAGCCGTCCGGCAGCACGGCGATGCCGTTGCCTTCCAGCTCGACCACGTCCCCGACCTTGACGAACTGGCCGTCATCCGAGGTCTCTGCCTTGCGCTTGCGGGGTGGCATCGCCGTCTCCTTACGGGGTGTAGGTGATCTTGCGAAGACCGGTGGTGTCGTACACCACTCCGGCGAAGTAGGCGAATGCCGCCATATCCCACCCGGCCACGGTCTCCATCAGCTTGTCCAGCCGCTGCAGACCGGACGACCAGACGTGCACTGCGGTCGGGTCAGCCAACAGCGAGTTCTTGGTGCCACCCGTGACACCGAGGCTGGCGGCCGGGTAGAGCCCGTAACCCGCGATGTCCATGTGCGCGAACTTCTCAGCGGTCGAACCGTCACGGTTGCTGGGGGCAATGATCGGGTAGACCTTCTCACCGGTCGTGGTGAGGACCGCCCCGGCCAGCGACTTGTACAGGTCGATGTG